ATAGATCGCATAGAGGGAACTACCTCTAAGTTTTTAATTGCCTCACGAAGCTCTGAGTCAACCTCAACAGGTATCTTGTAACTATGTTTGGACTCTAAATGTTTATTCATAAAGTCCATGTAACGGTCTACAGTTTCAAACCAATCCTCTCTCCTGTTTTCATTATCTAAAAACCTAGAGTATCGAGACTTAGCAATGTATTGCTGGTAAAAGTCCATCATCATATTTCCTTTACAAGTGTGTCATATTTATCTTGGATTACATCCTCGAACCTATCGAGTATATCAGCAGAAGTAAGATCAAGCAACTCTATTATTGTTGTTTCATCAAACTGCATGAGCTTATCTTTTAATTCATCTATCGTAAGGTTCATCGTTTAGTTCCTTATTTAAATCTTCATTTGTCATGACGACAAGTGATGCATAACCGCTAATATCGTGCCAAGAATCATTGAGATAATAATTACCGTTTAGAATTCTAGCTAACTTATTGGCAATCATATCACAACTCTCTCTGGCATATTCTGGCATTATAAAATAATTAGGTGACATCCTCATAACAGCTTTAATGCCCTGACTGATCTCACCTACAGTCTTGTAATGACCATATTTTTCTTCTCTATCCTCTAATGTTTTTTTAACGTCTCTCATAATCCACACATCCCTTCACATTCGTTATCAAAAAGATCCATCTGATTGTCTATTAATTTAGGCTTGAATTCTACTTGATCTAGTGGAATGCAAGACCTATGTAAAAACATTTCTCCTTTAATTCTAGTATTACTTGTTGATCTTAATCCTTTATCAAAAGCTATAGCTTGTTCAAACTCTTTTGGAGTTTTATCCCTAGTTTCTATCCAATGATCGTCACTCTTATAAGGACAAAAGAAACAAGCAGATTTCTCAGGTAGTGGATAGTTATTATCTTTAAACCACTGTAAGCATTGATTTCTACTGATGTTTAATTCAATAAGAGGATGTCTATTTTCAATGTACTTGTCTCTTGAAGGTTTCATCCTTTGAATTTCGTCAGTAGATATTCCTATCCATTGTTCCACATATTTATCTTTAGGAAATCTCTCACCAAAACCAATACCACATAGTTCTCTTATTTTTCTTCTTACTGGCTGTATCTTATATTCATTAGTACATTGCCTCCTTAACATTCCTTTAGTACCATCAAGATTTTTAATAAAGAAAGGTGCTGGTGCAAATCGTTCTCCTTCCTTCATAGTATCTTCTGTTAAGTTTCCTTTTTGAACTACATAAATTGGAAACGGTAGCTCTGATTTTAAAAACTCTAAATAAGAATAAATAGAATCAGGTTCTGCTCCTGTATCAGCAAAAACAGCACAATCAGGCATAGGAAGCTTTCCTTTAGCAGCCATCAAAGCCATAGCCGAACTTTGAACTCCTACTCCTAAACTGATTACTGTAAGGATCTTTTCTTTATTTTCCATAAGTTTTCCTCAAGTAATTAATTGATACAGGCATTTCATCAAAACTACCATCATTTACTTCATTCAGCATCCAGATTCCAGACCATGAACCATTAGTCTGTGGACTGAGATACTTTTCATCATGCTGATAGAAAATACCAGCAAAGATGCCAGTAATTCCTGTGCCATCAGCTTTACGTCCAAAAGATATATCTCTATCCTGAACATGACCCATGATACAACTCATGTGTTTCTTTTGTAATAATAAACCAGGATTAGTTACTGGTCTACCCATTACACCAGAAGTAAAGTAATGACTGTATGCTATTCCATTGATGATAGGAACTTCAAGAAAATCATGGACTTCCCATCCATACTTCTTTAGATTAAAGTCAGAGTATCCTATCAAACCATCTAGCTTTCTGTCTGATTCAATAGCTCTTTCGATTCTCTGTTCATGGTTACCAATAAGAAATACTTTCTTAGGTTTCCATACTTTCTTCTTATTGTCTCTACATCTTTTCTGCTCATCAAGGATAGGTTTCATAAAGATATCCATAGCTTCATTACCAGCTTTGATATCTTGACTATATGTCCTACCCTCAAATGCTTTCTTACCAACATCATAAATACTTAGACTAGGCATATCCCAGTGATCTCCAAGATGGACAATCACATCAGGCTTAGTCTTTGCAGCGTAATGACCAGCCCATTCTAAATGTTCAAATGAGTTACCTGGCTTACATTGAGTATCAGGAATGACTAAGTGTCTCATTTTACCCTTTCAAGTAAGTCAATAAAGTATACAGCATCTACTACAACCAGTGGCTTAGAATGGTTCTGTTTAATAACAAGGATAGGTTCTCTATCATCAGGACAATTATCCACAGCCTGAGAGTAGAAAGCATAGACACCAATAGAGCTTCTCGATTTACACTCTACAGAGATGCCTAACTTGTCACCTGCCTCCTGACTAAACAGTATATCTTCACCACCAGCACCCATACTAGTACTTCTTACATCGGACCTGGAAAAGCTAAATTTCTCAATGATTTCGTCCCTAAACCATTGTTGGAGTTTTCTTCCTTTTGCTTTTGCGCTTTGGGTTTTAATGGCTTTTTCCTTCCTAAAAGTTTATCAAGTTTAACTCTTTTGATCTTCTTGATCCAACCCTTTGGTATATGTATCCTAGAGTTAGATTCAGGACCAGCCCAACATACCGCTATTGTTATGGCTTTCTTGTCCTCTGCTACAATGAAACCAACAGTTGCAACATGATGAATGTCTGTCTTTTCTGTGATTTCCCAACCTGCATCAGCACAGGCATCATCCCATTCAATGTATGCTATGTCTGGGGTGGCTGCCATATCTGGTTTTCTTTTCTCCTGATCCATAATAGTCTAGCTCTCTCAGTTAATGTGTTAATGTCGTTATCGTACTTTTCTAGCACGACACTGAAAAGATCTTCCTCAGTCTTACAATCCTTTAGAAACTTTATTGCTTTCTTTGGACCAATACCTTTAAGACCAGGAATATTATCCACTCGATCCCCAGTTAGAATCTGAATGTAAAAATTCTTAATAGCCTCCTTCTCAGTAACATAGTACAAATCTTCCTTGACGAAGTTATAGTGCCACCCTCTTATCATGTCTAAGTCTTTATCAATGGACATAACACAACAGGAATCTTCTGGTAGTTCATACGCTTTGATTCCTATAGCGTCATCAGCTTCTTGTCCATCAATTACTTCAAACTTCCACTTAGATATAAGATACTCACGCAGAGAATCATAATGAACTGGCTTTCTTGCGTCTTTACGATTCTCTTTGTAAGTAACAGCAATTTCTGATCTATAGTTTTTCTTCCCTGTAAGGTAACCTTCATAGGAGTCGATACCCTTTACCCTAATCAAGTTATCCACAAAATTACCCATCCTAGAAATAGCAAACCTTTCTTCTTCAGGGTCATTAGCAGAGAATCCAATCCTATAGACCAGAATATCTCCGTCAATGAGTGCTTTCGCATTATTCATTGACTTTGACATATTTAGAGGGAATCGTCCTCTTCAGTAGGAGTACCGCCTTCAACGTACTCAATAAGATTGGTAATAACCAACTTACCAATACCAGTTCCTACACCTGTCTTACCTTTCCAAGACCAAGTATAAGGCTTGATTGTAGCTTTTGCCTTAGAGCCATTCTTGATCTTACAAGTTACTGGAGTACCGTCAGACAACTCTGCTTTGATAGGATAGTTCATAGACTTAGCGGTAACGTAATTGCCTTTGTCTTCTTTATTCTTGACATTGATACCTCTAGCCTTGAGATCTTCTACAGACTTTGCTGACAAGTTACACAGGTCTACCTGATACTTACCACTCATTTCGTTTGGAGTGTCAAGAAAAGCCCACATAACTTCTGCTTCTACTACTACTGGTTTTAGATTATCCATATATTTCCTTTAGTGTGTTGATGCCCAGTTAGTACCTATTTTGAACTCTCCGTCAAGTGGACATCGTAGCCCGAAGAAGAGTCCAGCTTTCCGAATTGCCTCTACGCCAAGCTGACCTAGAGATTCAGAAAATTCTTGTGTTGTTTCTATCTGCCATTCATCGTGAACATTAGCGACAAAAGAACCAGGGATGTTAGCACGTTTTAACTCTTCTGTCAATAGGCATAGAGCTTTTTTCATAATAACAGCAGCATTTCCTTGTAACAAAGTGTTGAGGGCTGAGTGCTTACTACGAATCAAAAGCCTTCTACCATCAAGAGCAGGTAGCCAACCTTTCTCAGAAATCCTATCCACCTTGTCTTTTAGCTTCTTAATAGCTGGAGTGTTATCCAAGAATCGTTTGATGATCTTAGCTCCTTCACGCTCAGACACACCAAGAATAGTGCCCATCTTAGCTGCACTACAGCCATACAACAAAGCATAGATCATAG